TTGTGCTCGCATCCAAATTTTTCATCACATAATTATCAGTCACATCACGAGACTCAGTGTAGTGCATGATAATTTCTACGTCCTCAGGGGACATATCGGCTGGTCTTGTAATTCCGTAGGTTCCGAGTGCCATTTTACACGTTATTTATTTTGAAGAAACCATAACCATATGAAGTTAGGTCTCCTATATTATCGACTTCACCCAATCTTTCCAATCCTTCGAAAGCTGAGTTCTTGCCCCTCTCTATAAATACTTCACTCTGAATTTCTGGTGAAGATACCATATCAATTAAAACTTCTTGTTTTGTAATCGCACTTGCAATGATGTCATTGGATGTTAATCCTGATGAATTGGCAATAAAAACTGTGGTTCCGTCACTATAATCATAATAAGTAACTCCATTAATTGTATACCCCGTTTTATCTGGGTCCATAACATTAATAACACCATATACCTGACCGTTCTTAAATATTGGAACGTTAGTTGCATATTGAATGGAACCGTATTGTTTTAAATCTGTGATTTGGCTTGTTGTGTATCCTGACACTAAATAAGGAACAGATACGTAATTTGAAGATATTTGGTCGGCAACAGTATTTGCAGCGTCACCACTGAAAATGAAGTTGTAAGACAACGGAGTACCCGCCCAACTACCACCTTGAGGTGTGAAGGTAATGTTCCCCTGAGGGTTTGGTATTGTTGCTCCTGTCATTGGAATATGGACTGTCTTTGAAACTTCTGTGACACCCCATGGATTGGTCTGAGTAAGACTGATGGTATATTCACCATTGGTAATATAAGTGTGTGATAAAAAGTTTGGTGAGGTTGTTGTAATATTCTGAGTTGGTGAACCGTCACCCCAATCAACCACATAGTTGTTGAGTTGTAAGAATTTTTTCAACTCCGTCTCTGACGTGTTATAAACCTGAACATTATAAACACCACTACCTGAGGTAAATAAGAAATTGTTGGTTACCTCTTTCTGTAGGATATACCCATCAAAAGGTGTGTAATACCCCAAATCATTAAATGATTGTTTGAACATAATAGGAATGGTAAGACCTGTAAGTAAACTACTTCCATTGGTACCACCACTTAAGATGTCAGCCATGCTGTCGTAAACATCAAAAGTGTTACCACTATAGGTCTGAGGAATAAGGTCTCCCTCAATTACCCCTGGTGAAATCTTTATGTAATACTTTTCACTTTCCATTATGGATTAACATACTCATACCATTTTATTGGATTGGTAACACTATCACCAATTCGTTGTCCCTGAAGTGTTTGAACTTCATATTCATAAGTATTGTAGTCCAACAATACTTTTTGGTAGAAATAGTCACTTTTGTTAAAAGTAAACTTACTACCCATCGACGCTTGAGGTGTCGTCATAAACCTAACAAACTCACCAATCTTCGCATTGAAGAACTTCGCACTCATATAAAACTCGTCGATGTTAATGTATTCCCTACTCTTTAACCAATAGACAAAGAACCCTTCCTTATCACCAACATAATCCAATTGGAAGTTAGGGGTTTTAATATCCACAATTTTGGCGTTCGCACCTGAACCCGTCTGCCCCGTTATTGTTTGACCCTGTTGCGTTGGGAAGATAAGGGTTAGGTAAATCTGCTGTGTTTCAGTATCAGGAGTATCATAGAAATCCAACTTAAAGAAACTCTGAGTAAATGAGTTTACACCATAGTAAATCTCATCATAGGTAAAGGTCTCTGCTGTATAGTTTGTTGAATACTGTGACAATGTTGCTGCAGATATCGGCAATGAGTTTGGGAAAAACTCAAAATCGTAAAAGATTTTAGTTAATCCACCCCCATAAGGTTTGTGTTCAAATCTTGCAACCTCAAAGTCCTCGATAGGGTTAATGACCTGTTCAACGACCTCTTGCTCGTATTGGTCAATTAAGTCATCACGACCCACATTATCCCAAACCTGTTCCAACGGAATTTGGATTTGTCTTTCTATACCTGTATTTGGAAATCTATAGTTATTCACAATCGTCTATTAATGGTTGAACAATTACATTTGCCTTATTCACATTTCGTAAAGGTTGGAATTGTAAGAAGTTTATTGGCTTGAAAGGATAGTGAGTACCATTTAAGAATGGGTGGTCAACACCGTTTCCTGAAGTATCAATATATCCATAAGGGTACAAATCTCTCCATCTCCATTTATTCTCGTTTGACGAGAAGAAGGCATAATCAGGAATGTTATCTACCTCACCAGGTGCCGCGTCTTCAACATACCCTGAGAAATCTCTAACTTTAATTTCATAGTGAGGTTGATACAAATACCCACTCGGTAAATTGTTGGACCCATTCTTAGTTTGGAACCATTGAGAATTGTAAGAATACTTATGATACATCTTAGAAAGAACCGACTCTTCCATCATAAAGTCATTCCACTCACAGAAGTCACCTTTAATAACATCACCAACATTGAGGTCTTCGTTATAGTAAAATAGTTGACCACTATTCGCAGGATATTGATAAGAGTTTGCAACAATCGCATTATCTTTGTTAAGAGATGATGACCTGTCCCACCATCCATCAATTCTATTAGTTAAGAAGTTAAAGTCCCAACCGATATCAATCGCAGAAATATTCTGACCAACAGGTCTATTAAACCAACCCATATATCCTTTGTTAACCACAGTAACAAAAAGTTGAGTTATAGGTAAGTCGTTGTTGTCCCTATATAAGGAGATATCAATGTCTTTCTCAAACGTATAACCACAGGTTTGGTTACCATCTTTTACTGAAACTCTTTGAACATTATTTGGAGTCAATGCGGAATACTCCAACTTTTTCTCCACCCTAAATGGGTTTCTCTCAAACCCCATCTTTGTGACATTCACATCAGAGACCTCAGTTAATATGGTGTGTTTTCTAATATAATAGTTGGACCTGGTCTCAGCAGAATTATTGATGTTAATAATACGTTTAAACGTACCAGTGGCGTTATTGGTAAACGGACCATTTTGATATCCCAAATCAAAGATGGTAAACACCTTCTCTTCGTTACCATAATATTGGTCTCCCAAACTATATACTTGGAAGGTATTCTTTCCGTTGTAGTTAAATGATGTTTCCACCCATTCACCAACACTCAAATTGTGTCTCGTCCCACAATGGAAGAAGATTAACTTCTTACCATTAACCACTTGGTTTCTAATCACAAATGGAACACCATCCGCAGCTGTGAATATTGTCGACGCACTAAATTCTTCATTGTAATACCTCATCGACTGAGTGTCATCATTCTCTGACGGATAAGAAAGGTATACCGACCAGTTATATGTCCCCGCACTCTTTGGAATAAACGGAATGTGGTTTTCAACAGAGCGGGTTCTAAAGAACGAAAACTCATCATATTGTGGATATCCCTTCCATACACCTGAAGTCACTGAACTAACGGCACCTAAATAAAAAAGACTATCCCTAAACGGAGTATAAGTCATCGACTTCCCTGACAACGAATTGTTAAAGATATTTGTAATCTTACCGGCAACCCTGATAGTATCACTTGATTGTCTCTCTTTGTCAAACCTTTCGGCTAGATTTAACAATACAGTTCTATCCCCCTCAACGAACTCTCTCTTAGTAACATTTAATCCCGCTTGAATGGTAATGTCACTATTTGGAGCCCCTTGATATTTCTTTGAAGGGATTACAATCCTCATATTACTCGTTTGTTCACTCATAATATTTCTTGATTAAACATGTATTTGTCAATGTATTTATTCATTGCACTCTTTCCGATTCTTAAACCAAAGTAGAAGTGATATGGAGCACCAACCAATAACTTCATATTTGTGATGTTGGCATTTGTCGTGCTGTCTAATGTAATGACCCCACCTGAATTAGTTGAGTTATAAATAAACCCTGGTTTTTCAGTTGTTGGTGTTGATACGCTTGAAGGGAAGGTATAACTACTATTTAACCTATCAATTGTTTGATAGTTAATAGTGTCAATATTACCTGTAGGTTGTTTATATTTCCAATCATTATATTCATTACCGAAGATAACATTGTTATTTGGTTTAATATTCCATGGATGGAAAGGTACCTCTTGGTCTTTAAAACCATATAGGTTATATAAATGACCCGCTTGAGTATCTTGGAATGTGGTTCTACCTGGAGTAATCAAATCTCTATTGACCGTATTTGCCGAGAAGAATACCCCCATATTTGGATTATTATTTAAATCGAAATACAATGCATCTGAAGGGTAGTTATTTCCCATATATGGTATCACACCAAACTCAGAGTTGATACTCATAAGTTGTGTTAAATCACCATCTAATCTTTGATTATCTCTTGAGAATAATGAAGAGATGGATGCATTACCAAAACCAACTAAGTTTTGTAAGAAAGACGCGTTTGTGAGTCTTGAAATAAAGAAAGTCTGTAATAAATCCGACGTGTCCTTATATGACGTTGAGGCAATGTTATCAACAATATATCCTTGGTAATCAGGGTTAAAACAAATTTGTTGTAAGAACTCATCTCTCGGACCCATATCCATCATCGTTGTTGGATTACCCAACATAACTGCGTTTTGTCCTTCATATAAATTTCCATCACTATCCTTTGGTGGTAACTTACCCGTGAATTCTGACCCATTATAAGGTGAAGAGCGATAGAAGAATGAGTTATTAATTTCTTGATAAACAACTGTATCCTCACAGAACTCGTAGTCTGGTGTTGTTAGGAACTTAGTTTCATTTGAGTCATTACCGTATATATCATCTTTTTGGAATGAATACATATATAATGCCCCGTTTACCCAGTTATTAACAAAGGTCAATGAAATAACGTTACGACAAGCACCAAAAGTAAATCTGAATCTTGCCTTCCACTCACTAAAGTTTTGTAAGTCTCTACCAATACCAATCACATATGGTTTTTCTAAAATTCTATAACAACCGTTTACAACTCTTTCAGGGTTAGTATTGTCAGGACAATTTGGATTAACAGTTATAGTGTTATTTACAAGGTCCACCTGATAACATGAAAGTGGTACCATTTCTCCACATGAGAACGTACTGGTTACCGCAGTAATCTGTGGATTGTCACCATATTCATCAGCATAATCTTCAGAAATATCACTACTATCAAAAGAGTTTTCAGTTAATACTGAGAGAGCGTCACTACCCACTTTATAAATCGCAAAGTTTGGATTTAAATGGAAAGCCATACTATTGTTTTTATTGACCCTTTCCACATCAGAAGTCGGCAACCTATCACATCTCATTACAAGTTTTGGGTTTGTACCCGATATATTTACATTAATTGGGTTGTATATAGGTGAGAATACTGTAGCCTTTAAATCTCCAATATTACCAACAGGGTCGGTTATACTATTGATACGGTCTGAACCAATTAATGTCCCACCATTAACAATAAATTGAGGCTGACCATTATCTAACTTAATTACATTGGCCACATCTGTTTCATACGCACCATTATTGTTTGATATAAAATCACTAACCGGTTTTTCTCCTGATGCGGCTTTAAATGATGTATCATTACCCAATGAAGAATAATACTGTAAGTTAGGTGTTGAAACTGAAGTGTAAGTTGAAGGGTCAACATTAAAATTAAACGGTTCGTGAAATACTGACGAAGTTGAGTATGGAACCGTATGTTCCTCAGGTACCCATTTGCTATTGGAAGTGGTACTAGGTTGAACTGGAATATTTAAGTAAAAATCACCTTCTACTTTAACATTAGAATTAAACGTCGGATACCCAAATATTCTTGATAGGTCGTATTTTATATATTGTTTATCAGACCAAACATCAATACCTCTCACCATAAAGACTAATCTAAAGTTATCACTGATATTACTGATTAGTTGCATTGGGTCAGCATCAAAATAAAACGAACTATTAATTGTTGGATTGTAATAAGGTATTCTATTAGTTCTAACTAAGTGAGTCCATAATAAACCACTGTTGTTATTCACTAAAACTCTAGCCTGTTGCAATGACATCGAATCTAAAACTTGGAAGTATTCCACTCCAGTCTTAAAAAGATACTCTTTTTCAGTTGTAGACGCAGATATGTTTAAACTTATAGTTTGAGTTTGTCCATTGGCATCAAGATATGTCAATGACTTCGTAACAGAAAGTGCCGTTGTACCTGTTATTGATTGTGAACCAAACTGATTAACAGGATTTGTTGTGGCACTGTAATTAAGGTCTTGTATATTATTTACATCATTAAACGATAAAATATCACCCTGATTAAGTGATGACCCAACGTTTACCAACATAATTACTAAATTATCAGTGAATGGCACATTATTACCTACCGTAGTTTGAATAATATTCTGACCATTGGTGGTATTATATGGGTCATTAAAGTATCTAGACCTCATATTCATAAGGTTCATAGATTGAGCAGTCGTTACTTCCTTAGATAAATAAAATTTACTATCGTTCTGTTGGTTACCATTAGAATATCTCCTAACTATAGGTGCACCATAATAATTACTGTTAGGTTCTGAGTATCCCGCCAACGCATATCTTACCCCCCATAAATCCGCAGAATACTTGGCGTTTTGTTTATTAGAATTACCACTGTATTCGTCAGGGTCAACTCCAAGAGGTAAAGTATTTGTTGGTTCACCACCTAAAACCCCCCACGTAGATGGATTATTAAGTGGAGCCAAGATTGACGGACCTCCATTGTCCCAAACAGTATATTTCCTAATCTCTTGACCCTCACCAGGTTCTGCACCACCAGGGAAACCATCTGTAATCTCATCATCAGGTAAGTCAGTACCCTCACACTCACATGCCAAACAATCAGGATAACTCATCATCGGTAGACCAAAACTCTTAAAGTTAAACTTAACAATAAGTGGAGCAATTTTTGCAATAAACAACCCTGTAATGACTCCCATAATAATGGTGGTTACCCCATATAAAATTATCAATCCAACCGCAGGAAATGCAGATACCGCAGCAATACCAAAATTAACTGTTTGATAACCTAAATAACCCGCCAAGAATATAGTTATAACCCACTTTAAAATCGGCCATAATAATGCTAAAAGGTGGACAATCGGAATTAATATTACAATTACAGGTGTTAATAATGAAATTAGAGTATTGAATAAAAAGAATAAGAAGTCAAAGTTCCTAACTCCATCATTCGTTGGGAACTTATTAGTATCTCCTTCACAACCTCGGTCTAATATTTCTTTAATACCTATGAAACGACCTCTACCCGAACCCTTTCTATATTCCTCAATTAACTGTGCAGTGGTATAAACCTTATTATACACCATCTCATAGAAGAAGTCCTCACAATTAATACCAGCCGCTTTGTCAGCATATTCATTCCAATCTAATGAGAACGCATAACTCTTTTGAAACTGCGAATACCTATAATCGTGTAATACGTAATCCAAGTTAACCGGTGTAAATGTACCTAAATTGTTTCTCTTAGTTACACGGATGTCTAGCGACCCCCCATTTGGAAAATCAATCCACGCTTCGGTTCTTAACTGACCATTCACATAAGTTTCAATGTTCTCAGCGTCAGGACTTGTCAACACTTCAACACTCGCATTAGAAGGAATTGTAATTGGTTGTGTTTCAACCTCATTTGGGTCACTAAAGACTAACGATACAGTCGTAGTATTTGATAAAGTGCTTGGGTCAGTACCTGGTGATGAGGCGTCTCCTCTCCAACCATACTCCCTAATTTGTGGGACCACAAAATTACCTCTAATAATTTCACCTTTAATTGGGTTAAACACACTATCAACAACAGGTGGTCCATTTTCTTCAGATTGATATTTTACTTTGAATCGATATTTGGCTTTAGATGGAACACCAATCGTTGGGTCGTTAGAAATTACTTCTTCACCATACTCATTAGTATATACATAGTCTAAGTTCATTGGAACCTCAGTTACAAATGTTCCGTCACCATCAATCACCTTTCCTCCGTTAGGTAAAAAGTATTGTTCCAATATTGGGTCACCGTTACTATCAACATCTATTGTTTGACGAATAGCCAAAACCTCACCAGGACCCGTAACCAAACCACACAGGTCACCCTGCTCGGTTCTCGGCTTACAATTTTTTCTCAACATCTGATTATCGGCAGATGAGAATATAGAACCCATAAACACCGCAGTCGGTTCAATCTCAATATTCAAATCCCTCAAATCAAAATCTACACGAGTGATACCAATGTTACACAAATCCTCTTGACCCCAAAACGAAGCCACATCAACATCTTTCACCTGATTGACAATCTGAGGTAAAGATGATAAGTCTGATGATGATTTGAACTGTGTACCATTAAATTGGTCCTGAACACCACGACCCATTCTGATTAGGTCCTGTGGTCTCAATGAGAAACATCCCATGTTAGATAAGTCCAAATCTAAGACCACCTTTTGCATCCCTAATGGAACACCAACAATCATAAAGTCACCCGACTCATTAGTCTTTACACTGAACTTATAGTATTTTTCGTAGATTTCTAATACCTCTTGACGTGAGATAACATCTTGGCGTGTTGGGAATGTTCCCGTTGGTGTATGTCCACCATATTCCTGAGTATATGGAAGAAGGTTGTATCTAAACCCATCCTCATTCTTCTCTTCAGGACTTCTGTATGGATATAGAGATGAGATAACAGGGTCTTCTAAGTCCATATCCTCCACAGGAACGAACACTGATACATTCGCATTAGGAATACCGTAACCACCGTTGGCTACGACCCTACCAATTACCACACCGTAATCGGCACAAAAACGAGTATAGACATCTTCTTGTCTAAGTTTCAACGATAAGACCTCAAGAAAGTCAAAATCTTGCTCAATATTGACACGAATACTTTGGTCTACCCCGATTTTGGTTTTTAATCTATACGATTTTGGCATAGGAAATTTCTTTTCAGATAAATAGCCATTTATCCAATTTTAAAATAGTTTATAAGGTGTCTATGTAAATAAACTTACGAGAAACTTACAGTTTTCAAGTTCTTAACTCTCACCTTGATATCTTTCTCAGGGAAACGAACTTGATAAACCTGTGAAGGTTCAGCAAAAATAGTATCGTCAACAAGTTGAATCTGACGTGTTGAACTGTTTGAATATGATTGTGACGTTTCTGACGAAGAATATTGACCACCAACCTTATTGTAGACATCAATAGACGTTAATGAAACAACACCCGCAACATTTTGAATATCTCTACGGAGTTCTGAAACATAAACATTCTCACCCAAATCTCTAACAGCCGGTGACATCGCATTATTCACAACATCAATGATTCTCGTAATAATTTGACCTTGGTTTTCTGAAGATTCTAATACCACTGATATATCGTATTCCAAATCAATAACCTTCGCAACATTTACTGAGATATAATCGTTAATCATACGATAGTTGGATAAGTAATTCGCAATATTTTGTTTCAATGTATTTGAAACCTGTTGTGTTAACTTACCTGACTCATCATAAGATAATATTTCAATGTTAATCTTATTGTCTTTTTCGGTAATTGCAACCTTTGCAGGTGCACCATACTTACCCGGCATTCTCTTAACCAACGCATTGTAATCATTTACTGTAACCGCTCTGTTCTGAGCTGCAAAGTTGAAAGATACCATGTTTCTCGCTTCCTCAATTGATGGTTGATTAGCACCACCAATAGCGGCAGTTACGTTTCTAACATTCAATGAGTTGATAACATTTTGGTTAATATTGTTAGAAGGACCATTCACATAGAAGTTAGTATTACCAACCTGAGTGATTGAGTTTACACCAACGTTTGAGGATAAACCACCACCAACTCTATATTTTACAAATATTGTGGTATTTGCCTTAACCGTCTTACCTAATGCAATATTGTTTTGATAATCCTGAACTCTTAATGGAATACCTGTATTTGCAAACTCAGCAAGTTGTTCGTCAGGTGTTACCGTAGCACCACCGAATTGAACCTTCATAAACCCTTCAGGAGTATATTCCGTAATAAACTTATTATCCGTTTCAATATATCTACCCACCTTAATACCTGGTTCGTCAGAAGGTTTTGAAGGGTCTTCAACAAAAACTCTCGGCTCCGCTAATGAATCTACCTCATACCATTTGTTAGGTGAATTGATAAAGTCACTGTATGAAGGAGTTGATTGGTAAGACACCCCATCCTTTTGAATGATAGAAGTGATTGACAATACGTTTTTTTCAGGTAAGAAGAACTCATAGAATGGTCTTACTTCATTTGGTGTAATAACCTTTTTGAAAACTTTAGTTGTCCCATTAACCACAACCTCTCTTTTGGTGATTGTATAATTAATGAGGTTATTGTTTGAATCAAAGTTTGGTATCTTTGTTCTGTTTGGATAACCATCTGAATTGTATTGTGATGAGAAGTCGATGTCCTCAACATTCTCAAATACCTGACCACCACCAATGGCTTGTGACCCCGCTCTTAATACTCCTAAATAACGAGTATCTTCTTGGTCACCAAAGGCAGGAACTGTAATTGAAAAATCAACTAAGGCTACGGACGGTCTGTTACCTGGTATTTTAAGACCATAAGTTCTGGCGATGTTAAAGATAGATGACCTCTGTTGTGCATATTGTAAAACAGTCTCTTGGATACTACGGTCAATATGATAATGTAAGTTATCACCAATTGCAGCATTAAGGTCCATAAATACAGAGAACACCGACGCATCATTGAAGTTATCAATAAGTTCGGGGTAATACTGTCTCGTATAATTGACTAAGTCCTGTCTTAGACTTTCAAAGTCTCTATCGGTATATGAAATTCTCTTGTCTGCCATATACTATTAAATATTGATTATTATGAAATCTTTACTCTCAAAAGTGCTATCAGTAATAGTATAATCTATTCTAACCTTCGCAGTGTATTCCTCAGTTCCTCTTCCCGGAACCCTATAAATCCCTCCAACACCTATATTGTCCATATTTATTTCTCCTTGAGCTTCTAAATCTTCTAAATAAGGAGTGATACTAATTTCGTTAATTATTAAATTTGGCAGATATTTGTCGACGGCATCACGGATATCCGCCTTAATTGCCTCAAAACTCAAACCGTCCATTGGTTCAAATATAAATTCATAGATACGTGTACCAAAATCAGGTAAATAATACCTACTACCCTTTCGTGTTAAGATTAAATGCAATAGGTCAGTTCTTATTTCTTCATCCGCATCTTGCGATAATGAAAGAAATTTACCATATCTACTGTCTCTAAATGGAAAGTTAACTCCGTATGTTTTGCCCTGTGCCATATCTCATAAATATCTTAACTGATTAAATTATAAAAAAAAGAGGACCGAAGTCCTCTTTTATATTAAATGATTGTGTTTTTTAACAATTAACCCTCACAAGCCACACATTGTAAGTCGTTCAAGTTAAGTTTCTTTCTTGAGAAAGCTTGAGCCGAGTTCATTGAGTGTTGGTAGTATAATGTTTTAACTCCCAACTGCCATGCGTCGATAAGAAGTTTGTTTACATCCTTTGTCGGCATGTCAGGTGAAATCATCAAATTCAATGACTGAGATTGGTCAATATAAGACTGACGAACCGCAGCTTGGTTGATGATAGACGATTGATTAATCTCAGCAAAAGTTCTAAAGATATCTTTCTGGTCATCAGTTAAGAAGTCCAAGTGCTGAACTGAACCGTCGTTTTGTTTGATACTATTCCACACCTCTTTGGTGTCTTTACCCATCTCACTCAACAACTCTTTAAGAATTGGGTTTTTAATAGTTACCTTCATCTTAGCAACGTCCTTAACGTAACAGTTAGACCAAATTGGTTCAATTGATTGTGATACCTGACCTAAGATAAACGCTGAAGATGTTGTTGGAGCAATTGCATTCAACGTAACGTTTCTTCTACCGTAACCTTCCAAGTATTCAGGTTCACCAAACATCTTAGCTAATTCTTCAGATGCCGCGTATGACTTATCTTTGATTAGTTTGAACACTTCAACGTTCAATCTTGCAGTCTCACGAGTATCAAATGGTAATCCTCTTTTCTGTAAGAATGAGTGCCAACCTAATACACCAAGACCCAACGCTCTTTGTCTCTTAGCGAAGTTGTAAGCTTTCTCCAAATAGAAGAATCCTCTCTTACCCTCGATAGTTCCATTGTCTCTGATGTCCTCAATCTTAGTTAAGAATTCAGTAACAACCGCATCTAAGAACATGGTCATCATCTCAACCGCATCTGTGTCTTTCCACTCATCATAGTGAAGAACATTCATTGATGACAACACACAAACAAATGACTCTTCTTCAGAATTGTGAAGTGCAATCTCAGAACATAGGTTAGAGTTGTAAATCTTCGCGTCATTGTCTTTGTAAACGTCTACTGTGTTTTTGTTCATTGTGTCAGCAAACATGATATATGGATAACCAATCTCACCACGTCTTTGAATGACCTTAGCCCAAATTGCTCGTTTTTTATCGTCACCGGCAATCATATCTTCCATAAACTCATCAGTCACTGTGACCGCATGTGTTAGGTCCTGAATAGGGAACCCTTCAGTTCCAATCTCCAAGAACTCCATAATATCTGGATGTTCAACAGGAAGATATGGTGAGAAACGACCTCGACGAGTTGAGCCCTGAGAGATGTTATCCACAACACTCTGAAATAGGTTCATAAAGTGAACCGCACCAGGTGCATGTCCATTGTCAGTAATCTCAGCACCACGACCACGAATGTTTCCGAAGTATCCTGAGGTACCACCGCCCATCTTACTCATCTCACCAACTTCAGCTTGTGTATACAAAATTGATTCAATATTATCTCCGATGTTAGAACCGAAACAACTTACAGGTAATCCTCTCTTTTTTCCGAAGTTCGCCCATACTGGTGAAGATAGTGAATACCATCCTTTACCCATATAGTCGTAAAATTTATCGGCAAACC